GCTACGGTAGCGACATTATCCCCTAAAACAGCCGCAACAAGATTAATATCCTTTGATTTTGATAAAAGCATGGTGGCAAAGGTATGCCGCAAGGTATGAACGGAAATCCCCTGTTTTAATTTACGCAGCTGCCGATTCATAAGTGAATGTGTACTTGGCGTTGTAGGAATAACACGACCATCAATAGATGTGGGAACGGTCTGTTTCCATGCGTTTAATCTGGCGGCCAATTTTGTATTCATGTGTATGGTTCGGTTTCCGTTTCGTGATTTTACGGCTTTAAATCCCCGTTTTTCGGAAGAGATCCAGTTATACTGCTTATCTATGGTGATTGTTTGTCTGGTGAAATTGATACTGTTCCATGTCAATCCGGCTATTTCTCCATACCTCATGCCGGTATTTAAGGCGATGAAAGCAATCATGTAAAAAGTGGGGGTATCACTTAATGCGCTAAGCAGTTGCCGGGACTCTTTTTCAGTCAATGCTTTTATTCTCCGGATTGTTTTATCTTTTGCTTGCGTGACACTGTCTGCCGGATTTGCTGTAATAATTTTATACGGATTGATGGCATAGTTAAAGATGGCACGAATCTGGGCGAAACGATTCTTTCTTGTACCACTGCTGAATCGTACCATATCTTGATAGACATTAATCACATCTCCGGCGGTAATTTCCCGTATGGGCTTATCGCACAGGGCAGGAATACTACGGAGCATAAAGAAATAGTTCCTTTTTGTACTGTATTCTAAAGAGGGTCCTTTATCCCGCAAGTATATATTCTGTGTGAAACTTTTAAAGGTAATGTCCGCTAATTCCGGATCGGCTCCGCAGGCGGCATCTTCTTTTGCGGCAGCTAATAATTTGTCTTGGTATTGTTTGGCTTCCCGCAGCGTTTTAAATCCCTGCTTGGTTTTCTGCTTCCATTTGCTATTCACCTTATATGACAGAATAAGGCAGATACCGCCGTTTTTCTCACGCGTCGAAAAAGAATATTCCATAATAAAAATCAGCTCCTTTTCTGAAATAGGGCTGATTGTGCTATAATATATGCGTAACCAGCCTGTGGTAGGGTTGTTACAATTGCCGCGAAAGAATCCCCATTCTTCCGTGGTTCCCGTCGTCATATGTCCGTATGGCGGCGGGATTTTATATTGATAAAAAATAGGGACGGTATCTGTAACGAAACCATCCCCGCAAAACGGAAAACCGTTTTTTGTTCTGGAATCATTATAGAAATAATGAAGTGCTTTGTAAAGAGAAGGCTTATGGATTACATCTTTTGCAGGGAACGTATCCAGCGTTGATCGCTTCATCCCGCGTATCGAAATAGACTTTGTTGCGATCTTTCATCTGGTACACACTGCCGCAGTAATCTTCATGGAATTTGTGGCTGCGGAGATTCCCGATGTATGCATCTACTATGCCTACAACGGAAACAGATAATACAGCGGCTAATGAAAGTGTGAGAATAGATTTCTTGAACATGATGTACATCCTTTCTATTAATAAATGATTACCTATAACGATTGATACGTTTTCTGGCTTCATGCCGTCCTATCCATTGTGCAATTAATATACCCGGCACCCCTGCTATTAAAATCAAAGCAAGCAACGATTGTGGGAAAAATGCAGCACTTATCAGTGACAGAAATGCTCCGAAAATATAGCTTCCCAATGAAAGTTCACCAGCAAAATCTATAAATTCTTGTTCACTCATTGTAGAACCTCCTACAGGAATTATTTCCTTGATAATTCCTGAATACCAGACCAAAATCCTTCATATAAACTATAATTGTAACCATGTGTGTCATTAATAAAAAATGGATTCCAGTGATCGCCGTCATCTTTAGAAAAATAAGCTACATTATCATTAACCCATGGTGGTAAATCACAATCTCTGTCATCAATATTCACTCTGCTATAACTGTGTCTATTTGGATTTAATGGCCAAAAGAACCAAATAATATGTGGTTCTTTTATATTGTGTAATATAGGGTTTCCATATGAATCCCATTTAAAATCAGCGATAACTTCATATTGGGCAAATACTAATCCTGTATCTTTAGAAGAGTATTTATGCACGACAGAACTCTTATCCATATACATAGCTCTTCCCATGTGCCCGTATATCAATTTATAATTTGGATTATCGTATAAGTTTTGAGGATAAGGATCGGCTGCATAGATTTGAGTAGAACAAGAAAAGAATAGTAAGAATGCTAATATTAATCTCTTCATTTGGTAACAACCTCTCTTTTTGAATCAGGAAAACAGAGATAAAACATATAAAACCAATTCAGAATAGGGGCAAGGGCAGTTAATATGCAAGTTCTACTTTTCCCAGCATCTAAAATCCGTCTATATTCAATAAATACCATTGCCCAATATAAAACCCCTACAGAAACTTCGTATTTAGTATGTATTCCGACAATAGAGCTTAGAATGTATATAATAAATAAATAACGATATTTTACTTTTGGCATATTTATCAAGTAATTCATGATGATCCCTTTATATACAAAAAGTTGTTTACCACGTATGCCGTGATTCAATAACTTTGCCTATAATTTGTACCGGCAATTGTTCTATTTCTTTATTGGTATAGAAATGTGGCTGATATACTTCTACATTCAGACCGACAAGCATAATTCCCGTATCGGTCTTTTTTATTTGTTTTACGGTAGCTTCATCACCATTTACAAGCACAATTGCCGTATCGCCATTATCTACATCATTCTGCTTACGGACAATGACAATATCACCTTCCAGTAGTTTTGGCTCCATAGAGGAGCCTTTGATTCGCAAGGCAAAATATTCGCCTCCTGCTGCCATTTTAGAGGGGATCTCTTCCCATCCTTCAATATCGGTAATGGCGTCTACCGGAATACCGGCAACGACTTTTCCCAGAATAGGAATACGTATACCTTTGCGAGTTGAATCTCCTCCGGCAGATTTATCTTCTATAAGGTCGGATTTTTCTATATGGAAAATAGTAGCAAGTTTTTCGACTGTATTCATTCTCGGATAACGAGCACCACTTAACCAAGATGAAACAACAGATTTGTTTACTTGCATTCTATTTGCTAAATCCACTTGATTCATTTGGAAGCTATCCATGTATCTTTTTAAATTTTTAATAAAAATCAACCTATATTTATCCATAAGGGGATCCTCCTTGCACTCATTTTATTACAAAAAGTAAACCAAATCAATACTAATAGAAAAAATAGTTTACTTTAGGTGTTGACAGTACACTAAAAGTAAACTATAATACAGATAATAAATTGATGAAAGGAGGGATGACAAGATGAAAGTTTCTTTGCAAGCAGCGAGAGTAAATGCTAAACTGACCCAATCAGATGTAGCAAAGCAGTTAAGAAAAAATAAGCAGACGATCGTAAATTGGGAAAATGGTAAAACTGAAATTGATAAAGCAAATTTTGAGGCTCTTTGTCGCTTATATAACTGCCAGATGGACGATATTTTTTTGCCTTCAAAGTTTACTTAAAGTAAACAAAAATACAGAAAGAGATTATGACAACCTACCACAGAATTTATAGAAAGGAGAGAAAAATGGAACGAAGGACATACACCGTCGCTGAAACCGCTGAAATCTTGGGCGTATCAACGGATGTCGTCTACCGCATGAAAAATGACGGCATCCTTCCAGCGGTGAAAAATCTGTCTGCTATCCGCTTTCTAAAGCGCGATGTGCTGGCGATGGTCGGTGAGAAACCTGACGATTTCCGCCCGTCTGCATTCCGAAGACTGCAGAATGAATTGTCTCTTGAGAAGCAGGAGAACGCGCGACTGCGAGGCGTCATTCGGCAGATTTGTATAGCCGCTAATACGGCAGCAGTACAGGAGAAATTATGAATAAACCTTTAGTATTTACGACCGTCCTCATGTCAGCCGCACTGATAGCCGGCGCCGCGGTGGACGCGGACAACATCTACAACCGGCTCTTCCCGGAAACAAAGATTGTCGAATACCGGAGAGAGGTCAGACCGGGAGATACTCTATGGACAATTTGCGGAGAAATCGCCACCGACAAAGAGGATTTAAGAAAATTAGTTTGGCAGGCGAAGAAAGACAATAGGATAAAGGACGTCGGCAATCTGCAGCCGGGGACGCTTGTCATTGTAAGAGTTGAGGAGGCGAGAAATGGATGACATGGAAGGCACAGTAACGCTTTATATGGAAGACTGGGAATTGGTGATTGAGATACTCGAGAATACAACTGAAAATGTCTCATCACTAATGGAAAAGGAGATTAGAAAAATAATAGATGAAATCAAAGAGCAATCAAATTTGTAATGAAAAAGCCGACTGATAACTGCAATTATCAATCGGCAGGCGGAAAAGAATCGCTAAGACTTTCCGCCTCTATATTATCAGAAAATGGAGGAATAGACAAATGGCAGAACTTATATTGAATGCCGATGCTTCGCGTGAGGATTGGCTCAAAGTAAGAAATACAGGATTAGGCGGGTCAGACTGCGGAAGCATTCTCGGACTCAATCCGTATAAATCAGCATTGACACTTTGGTCAGAAAAAACAGGAATGATGCAGCCCGAAGACCTATCAAAAAACGAAAGGGTTTGGTGGGGCAGCCATATGGAACCGGTGATCGCGCAGAGATTTGAGGAAATTACAGATAAAAAGGTACGCCGGAGAGGAACTCTTCGAGACAACGATTATCCGTATATGCTGGCCAATATTGACCGCTGGATAGTCGGAGAGAATGCCGGTCTTGAAATCAAGACGGCAGACTGGCGTATGAGCAAGCAGTGGGGCGACAAAGACGATCCTCAGGACATGACGGTACCGGACAGCTACTACTGCCAGTGCATGCATTACATGGCAGTCACCGGGGCTGATTACTGGTACATAGGAGCCCTTATCGGCGGAAACGATTTCCGGGTAAAAAAGATCATGCGTAACGAAGATGATATCAAGTACATCCGGGAGCAGGAAAAAGAATTTTGGAACCATGTCACAGAACAGACAATGCCTGCGGTAGATGGCAGTGATTCTACAGTCCACACACTTGTCGGGCTGTACAATACGCCGAACGGTAAAGAGATAGACCTGCCGGAAGAAGCCTTGCGGATTTTTGAAAAATATGACTTGGCCAAAGCAAAAGAAAATGAGGCAAAAGAGGCCATACAAGCGGCAAAAAATGAATTAATGGCACTGCTTGGAGAAAACGAAGTCGGGCACCTCGGTGACAGAAAAGTCACATGGAAGGCAACCAAGCCGAGAGAATCTATTAGCTTATCACGCGTTAAAAAAGAAGACAGCGGCAGCTATGAAGCGCTTAAGGCGATGGGATTTATCAAAGTCGGCGAAGCAGGCCGCATGATGAAGGTCTACTAATGAGCATTGAAGAGTTTACAGCCCTCAAGATAGGCGCAAAAGTCAGTATACAAAGGGGGCTAAAATCCCCGCCACTTAAGGGGACATTGGCGGATAAGGTGAACGAATCCGCTCTTATAAAAATAGGTCACACGCCGGCAGGAAAACCTATCCTGATATGGGCGCATTATATGAAATTAAAACAGGAGGAGTTTAGATGAGAATTAAGGAGATACTTTCACAGAACAGAAGAGATTTCAGAGCATTATTTATCTGTCCGTTTTGCGGGCATGAAGAGGAAAAACCGGGATACGATGACGCTAATTTTCATCAGAATGTGATCCCGAAAATGAAATGTAAAAAATGCGGAAAAACAGAGCAGGACGGGGCAAATTGTCGTCCGTTAAGTACAAAATATCCGGAAGGTTTTCAAATTTAACAGGAGGATAAGAAATGAATGCAGCAAAAGGAATCGTAAAAACACAGCAGGAGAACAAAAAGCCATCTCTACAGGGGCTAATTCGGACAATGGAGCCGGAGATTAAAAAGGCATTGCCATCGGTCATTACACCGGAACGGTTTACCCGGATGGTATTTACAGCACTGTCGAGCAATAAAAAGCTGCAGGCATGCACACCGGAAAGTTTTCTCGGAGCAATGATGCAGGCTGCACAATTAGGTGTAGAGCCGAATACCCCCATCGGGCAGGCCTACCTGATTCCGTACGGCAATCAGGTACAATTCCAGCTTGGATATAAAGGACTGATTGATCTTGCTTATAGAAGCGGTGAAGTACAGAGCATACAGGCGCACGAAGTGCACGAAAACGATACATTTGAATACGAGCTTGGGCTGAACCCGAAGCTGAAACACGTACCAGCCATGAAAGACAGGGGCCCGGTCATCTTATACTACGCTGTCATCAAGCTGAAAAACGGCGGAGAAGGATTCGAAGTTATGAGCCGGGAGGATGTAGATCAATTTGCGCGGGCGAAGTCTAAAACATATAAAAATGGACCATGGAAAACGGATTTTGACGAAATGGCAAAGAAGACCGTACTTAAGAAAGTTTTGAAATACGCGCCTTTAAAATCTGATTTCGCAAAACAGGTCAAAGAAGACGAAACAATTAAAACCAGTATTTCGGAAAACATGACGGACTTGCCGGACGAAACGGTAACCATTGATGCGGAAGCACAAACGCCGCAGGATGAGGAAATCTCATTTGACCCGATACCGCCGACGGTGGATAAGGAAACGGGGGAGGTATTAACAGATGGAAGAATTTAAGAGAAATCCTCTTCCGAAGCTGGAGTGCGGGATGGCCTACTTGGCTCATCCCTACGCTCCGCTTAACAGGAGAGCTGAAATATTCGTGGAGGCTATTAAAGCGGAGAATGTAGAAGAAGCGGGGGATATTGCGCTTAAAATCATGAAGAAGTATTTAAATTTGACGATAATTTCTCCTCTCCATAACTATTCATTTTTGGAAGGGAATTATGAAAAAGAGACGGAAATACTCAAGTACGATTTTAGGCTTCTCTCCCGGTGCGATATTTTGATTTTGTCTGGAAACTGGCGGAACAGCAAAGGCTGTATGTCCGAATACGGTTATGCAAAAGCAAAAGGAATCAGGATTTACGAATACAGAGATAACCTGCTGTATCCGCTGGAATAAAATTCGTTATAAATCCTTGAAAGGGGTGATAACGTGGGGCGCCAACTTAAACAGGGGTTGGATTATCTCACACTGGATGTTGATTTCTTTGAAAGCGTAAAGGTCCGGAAGATAAAAAAGGACTGTGGCAATCAATCAATACCGATACTGATCGCGTTGCTCTGTAATATTTTTCGAGAAGAGGGGTATTACGTGAAATACGATAACGATCTGGCATTCCTCATAGCTGAGCAATTCGGCGTGAGCGAGGGTGCAGTAGAGGATACCGTTCGAAAGGCGGTTTCAGTTGAGTTTTTTGACAGCCATATGTTTCAGAAGTACGGAATTCTTACTTCACACGGTATTCAGCAGCGCTACTTTGATGCAGTAGCCCGTCTGAAAAGAAAGTCGGTGAAGGTCACAGGGGATTTTCTATGCAAAAATATTTCCCCTGGAATAAATACCGATTTCCTCCGTGATAAATCGAATAACCTCTGGAATAAATCCGACAAGGTAGAGGAAGAGGTAGAGGAAGAGGTAGAGGAAGAGGTAGAGGAAGAGGTAGAGGTAGAGGACAAAGCGTCTTCTCCGAAAACTGAAATCATCAAAGCATTTTCTTCCTCTTCTCCCGGACTGGAGAAATCAATCAAAAAGTGGATGGACATGAGGAAACAGAGGAAAGCTTCTGTATCACCGACGGCTCTCAAAAAGAACCTGACACAACTCAAGAAGTTATCAAACGGGAATATAGAGGACGCTGTTCTCATTGTAGAGCAATCAATAGAAAATCAATGGCTCGGATTTTGGCCGCTCAAAAAACATAAGCGCAAAAAGTCGGAAGGAAGCTATGGACATATCGCTTCTCTGGAAGAGTGGAAAGGTATCAAAGACGGATGGTGACAATGGAACGAATCGGACGGGATATGGATGCTCTCCGGAAAAAAATGGAGACATTTATCAAAAACAATGGCCGCTTAAATGAGCAAAATCCAAAAACGGAAGCGGAAGAGGCGGCAGAAGAAAGAAAAAAATGGACAAATCGGCTGTATAAAGCCGGAATAGGCAGGCGGTACCATGCTTGCACGTTTCAGAACATTGAAAGAAAAGGATTACCGGATTCTAAGCTGCTGAAAAGCCATTATGCAATTGCGAAAGATTACGCTAAGAATTTCAAAACACATAAGGCAAAAGGGCAAGGGCTTATCTTCGCCGGACCAGTAGGACGTATGAAGACCACGATGGCGGTGGCCATAGCGCAGGAGATCATGAAAGATTACAACCGGGCGTATTTCATCACTATGCCGGAATTGATGGACAGCCTTCTGCAGAATAATCTTTCACAAGAAGTCCGGACGCGTACAAAAGAAACAGACCTACTGATTCTTGATGACATGGGAGCGGAGTATCAAAATGACTGGGTACTGAACGCGGTCGATGCAATTATATCTAAACGGTACAACGAACTCCTGCCGGTAATCATTACGACGAATAAGACGCCGGAAGAAATGAATCAGAGGTACATGGCACGGATTTTTGACAGGTTGAAGCATGCGAACAGGTTGCTTATAGAAGCAGGAGAAAGCCTGCGGAAAAATGAGGTTTGAGAAAGGAGCAATAAAATGGGAAATAATCGATTTATGGTTGTGTCGGAGAAAACGGGAATCATTGCAATGAATCCGTCGTACGTTGAGCAAAAAGGAAAAAATCTTATCATCTACCTGCCCGGAACGTACAAACAGCTTAAGCTGGAATACAAAACAGAAGAAAACGCAAGAATTGCTTTTGCTGAAATAAAGAGCGCTTATGAATCCGGGAGAATAGACGTTTATATCTGAAAAGGAGAATGAAAATGCTAAACATGAACAATTGCCAGATTTGCGGAAATCTTGTCCGCGATCCTGAAATCAAGAACACATCATCCGGGAAAGCGGTAGCAACGATGACGGTAGCGGTCAATCGGTATTTTGTCAATCAGAACGGAGAGAAGCAAGAGTTTACGGATTATGTCCGAGTAAAAGCATGGCCACCGTGGGCAGAAGCTATCGGAAATCAGCTGCAGAAAGGGATGCCGGTGTTTGTCGAAGGGCGGTACAGCAGTTACTCATACGGCAAGGACGGCGATAAGAAATACATGACGGAGATTGTCGCTGAATTTGTCGCCTGCCCTCTCAATATTAAGAAACCGCAGGGAACAGGATCGGGCAATTTTGAGCAGTTCGGAACGGCGCAGAGTGAACTGCCGCCGCAAAATGATGATTTACCGTTTTAAGGAGGGAGAGAAATGAATACAGCGATGGATGTAGCAAGCGTCGTACTGTTTATTGTTCTGATCATGTACGCAGCTATCAAGCTTGACGAAGCGGCAAGAAAGCTGCGCAACGAAGAAGAGCGGATTTACGGAGAGAGGCGTAAAAAATGAATAATTTAATCACCGTCGTTGCCAAAAGTGGCAACGAGAGAGGAGCATGAAGTGAAACTTTACAGTGACAGAGGGGATAAATATTATCTTTTCGGACAGTTTGAACTATATCTGATGTTCATACAGTGCGTTCTTATCGGAATATTAGTAGCGCTGACATACGTTTTGATTCGATTAGGCGGTGGAGTATGAAGCTCATAATACCTGGGCGGCTCCCATGTATGAACGACCTGATCGCTGCTAACCGGTTGAACAAATACGCGGGGGCAGGCGTCAAGAAGAAAACGCAGAGACAAATTATTCTGATTCTGCAGCCGCAAGTGCGAGGACAAAGGTTTACCGAAAAAGTAAATATCCGCATTGAGTATTACGAAAAGGATATGCGCCGGGATGAAGATAATGTGATGAGCGCGGCAAAGTTTATACTTGACGCGCTGCAGGATATGGATATTATCCCGAATGACAGCCGGAAATATGTGCACTTGACGCAAGAGGTGTTTACGGATAGGGAGAACCCAAGGATTGAAATAGAGGTGAATGAAGCATGAAAATTTTGGATGCCTGCTGTGGCGGTAAAATGTTCTGGTATGAAAAGGATTTGGATTTTGTTACATTCCAAGACGTCCGTGCCGGGATAAAAGAATATTCCGGCGGAAGAAAAATAAGGATAGAACCGAACCATATTGGAAACGTCACGGATATGGACTTTGGAGATGAAACATTCGACCTTGTCATATTCGATCCGCCGCATATGATCCGCGCGGGAAAAACATCATGGCTGAATATAAAATACGGAAAGTTACCTGAGAACTGGGAAACATTCTTCAAAAATGCATTTTCGGAAATATTCAGAGTACTGAAAGAAAACGGGGTATTAATCTTTAAATGGAACGAAACACAACTCAAATTTGGCGAAGTGATAAAGCATTCGCCGTATAGACCGATGCTTGGAGACCAGAGAGGACAAACGAGATGGACAGTATTTGTGAAAAACACAGCATTACATCACCACAAGGAAGAAATCTACTGTTAAAAAAGCTTTTATACGAAGAAGGATATAGATTCATAGTAAAGTACGAACTGTTGGGAGAGGTCTATTTATGTATAGATTTTCCACCACCAAAACAACCCTTTGTGGAAATAGAAGAATTAAAAGATTTGGATAATGTTTGTTTAGCAGAAAAAGATGGAGAATTATTTGTGGTGAAGGGAGAGAAAGTATGAAACAAGAAAAAGAAGAATGGGTAGTGTCACTGGATGGAGAAAATTATAACGGATATATGACATACCCGACAAAGAAAGCAGCTATTGAAGCTGGACGGAAGGAATTTGCGAGTGTAAAAAAATGTCAATATTCAGAAGTTTTTGATGGATACATAGGTGATGATAAGTTCTTCTATGTCGCGCTATTTTCGAGACCCGAACCAACCGCAAACGTTGATAACATTATTGAAGACGTAGCGTGCAATGCAGATGTTATTTATGACGAATATTGCTTTGACTTTTTAGAAAATGTCACAGAAGAACAAAGAGAAGAGCTTGAAAAAGAAATCAATAAAGTTGTTCAGCGCTGGCTTGATAAATACGAATTGAGAGATTATGGATTTTTAGTTGAAAATGTGGGGCAGGTGAAAGTATGAAGACACTGAAAGGAGAAGATGATGAAATTATATAAATTATTGCGGGTAATTGTGCATCCTGTTTCTATGAAGAAATTTAAATTTGGCCCGCTTGAGCCGTCGATGTTTATACCGCTGATGATTATACAGGGAAACCACATTGTTTATAGTGGGTCGCCTATAAGGGTTACAAATTCACTGCTAAAATGTAAGGTTAATAAATTAGATTTGTTAACAACTACTAATGAACAGATTAGTGAAATGCAAGTTTACTGGAAGATAGAGCTTGCCGGAAAAATTTCACGAAAGTATAAGGATTGCAATGGCGGGGATGGTGCGAGATTATGAATAACGGAATGAAACCGGGCATTTTTCATAACCCGGATCCGACGTATGAAAAGGCAGCAACAAAAATTAAGAAGGCAGCACAAAAGACGGAAGCGGAGGTCAAAAACTTTTTCGAGGAAATGCGGAAATGTCGGCATACAATTGATTCGCTGAATCAATGTAAGATGCAGTACGAAATGGATATGATCTCTTTGAAGGCGACTCGTTATGACAAAGACCGAGTATCCGGCGGGAAAACATCTGATTTATCCGACATGGTCATCGCTTTTGAGGAAAAGATGAAGGCATCCGAAGAGCTCCGGATTTCCGAACTGAATAAATACGGTGATATGCGAACAAAGGGTTTCAAGTTGATTTCGTTACTCTCTGAAAAAGACGGAATTTTTAAATCTATATTGATTGACCGGTATTTCTTGTGTCAGTCATGGGGAATAATCGCTAATTCACATCATTTTGCATATAAGTATTGTGTAGATTTGGGGAGTTTGGGAATTCGGAAAATTGCAGAAAAAATAAATATCAGGAATAATCAGGAACTTTAAAGTAGTATAATGATAGTGTAAAAGTTCAGGAATTCCTCCCTGAAATAAGAAAGCACGTACTTCGGCCATGGGTGCGTGCTTTTTGTTTATTTATCTAAAAGGCGGTGATTACTGTGGGCGCAAAAGGCAAGTATGCAAAATGGCTTCTTCCGGATAATCTTCTGCGCCTACAGGCATGGGCGCGAGATGGTTTAAGTAATGAGCAGATTGCGCATAATATCGGCATTAATCAAGATACATTGTATACATGGATTAAGAAGTACCCCGAATTTTCCGAGGCTTTATCGCGCGGGAAAGAAGTAACTGATATTGTTGCTGAAAATGCATTGTATCAAAAAGCTATCGGAATCAAAGAAACTATAATGAAACCGATAAAACTGAAACAGATTTTATACAAAAATGGAAAACGTATATCTGAAAAAGAATATATCAAGATGGTTCCAGAAGAGGTTTATGTACCGCCGGACGTGAAAGCACTTATTTTTTGGCTGACGAATCGGAAATCGGAATGGAGAGACAAGCAGGAAAAAGAATTATCCGGCAATATCGGAATTAATCTGGTGGTAGATGATGACATCAGCACAGACGATTAATCTTGTTAATGATATCATTCACCCGACGGCAAAACAACGGGAATTTATGCGGACGGTCAAGGATAATACATACATTCTTTATGGCGGTGCAGCAGGTGGCGGGAAATCGTATATTTTGCGCTGGGAACTGGTTTATCTCCTAATCAGCTGGTACAAGCATCTGAAATTAAAAGATATCCGCGTTGGGCTGTTTTGCGAAGATTATCCGGCACTGCGTGATAGACAGTTGTCGAAAATCAAAATGGAGTTTCCTGACTGGCTCGGCAGCTACAAAGAAGCGACGCATGAATTTACACTGAATCCGGCGTTCGGGAGCGGGGTGATATGTTTCCGCAACTTAGATAATCCGTCTAAATATCTATCGTCAGAATTTGCGGCAATCGCGATCGACGAATTGACGCTGAATGAACAGACTGTTTTTGATTTCTTGCGTATGCGGCTTCGCTGGGTTGGCGTCGAGGACCCTAAGCTGATTGCCGGAACGAATCCCGGCGGTAAAGGTCATATGTGGGTCAGAAACTTATTCATTGATAGAAATATACCGCCGGAAATGCGGGATTTTTCAAATAAAATTGCGTTTGTACAGGCACGGATAGATGACAACCCGTATCTGCCGGCGGGATACAGTGATGCACTTGACACATTGCCGGATAAGCTTAGGAAAGCGTATCGCGAAGGCGACTGGAATATATTCGAGGGACAGGTCTTTGAGGAGTTCAGGACGGATATTCACGTCGTTGAACCGTTCGAGATCCCGAAAAGCTGGCAGCGCGGCAGGTCAATGGACTGGGGGTACAGCAAACCGTACGCCATCTATGAATATGCGGTGGATTACGACGGCGTTGTTTATGTAATCAACGAATGGTACGGCTGCAAACCGGGGACTGTCAATACAGGTACACAAGAGACGGCGCGGGAAGTGGCGCAGAAAATTAAGCATTTGGGCAGTGAATTTGGCATTGCAGACCCGGCGATTTGGCAGAAAACTGGACATGACGGGCCGTCGATTGCAGAAGTTTTCGCGGCGGAAGGCGTGCCGTGGTATCCGGCGGATAATGACAGATTGGCCGGGAAAATGCAGGTGCACTTACGGCTGAAAGAACGAAAGCTCAAGATATTCAAAACGTGTTATCACTTGATACGGACACTTCCGGCGCTGACATACGATAAACACAAAGTCGAGGACGTGGATACACAGCAAGAAGACCACGCTTATGACAGTTTGCGGTATTTCTTGATGAGCCGTCCGATTCAGCCGGTGAAAGCGGAAAAGCCGTTTAATGATGGTTACAGATACGAAGATGCGGAAGGAGATGAACCGACGGCGTGGGGAGTGTAATGAGCGACAGGGCATTAAGAGATTATGCTTATAGAGTGCTTAAATCAGAGTACGGTGAACATATAGAGAACGGGATTTTAATTCCGGCAAAGAAAAGCGATGAAGAGCTGGCGGCGTTCGCAGCGCAGATGCCAGAATGGCAGCTTAGGCAGATGTATAGAATGATGTTTAAAGGAGAACTTGTCGAATGAGTTTTGATTTATCCGAAGCGCGAAATAATGTAAAAAGGGCGCTGCAGCTAACAAGCGAATGGCGCAAAATTGCAAAAGAAGATTATGATTTCATGCGCGGTAAACAGTGGACGGACGCGGATTTAAAGGTGATGAAACAGAAATCCCGTCCGGTTATTACAATTAATCGTATACGCCCGATTATTAACTTGCTGTCCGGTTATGCGGCGCAGAATGAGACGGAGCCTGATTTCCTGCCGCGGTCAGAAGAAGATGACCGCGTGGCACGGGTGGCTAAAGGTATCACGAAATACACTTTTGACAAGACAAATTATCAGAGCGTCAAGAAAAAAGCATTCAAAGATGCGGTCATCTGTGGCGTTGGAAATTATTGGGTCAGTTATGAATTTGATTACGCCCGGATGGATGGACGGATACAGATCAAAAACGTCAGTCCGTTTGATGTGTTCGTGGATCCGGAATGCAAAGAAGATGATTTATCCGACGCTTTCTACTGCGGGCGTTATAGCTGGGAAAGTCCGGATAAATTGAAGCAAATATATGCGGACAAAGCAGATGAAATCGCTATGCTTGCGCATAAATACGATGACAGCGAATTGGAGACAGTCGATACGGAGCCGCTCTGGTATTCGCGGGATTTAAAGAAATTAAGGGTCGTTCAATATTGGTACAAAGAGTACACGCGGAAGAAAATTTTCTCTGCAGATGGAATGATCGTCGATGAATCGCAGCCGGATTTATATTCGGCTTTTTTAATGTCCGGAGCGGAACCGGAAGAAATTCCGGTTACGAAAATCAGATATGCGACATTCTGTGGGGAAGTGCTGCTTGAAGAAGGCGAAAGTCCGTATAAGCACAATCAGTTCCCCCTTGTGCGGCAGTATTGCTACTTGTCGGGCTACGGTGAGGATGTGGATGACGGATTGGAACCGGCGGGGATTGTACGGGATTTAAAAGACGCACAGCGCGAACTCAACAAGAACCGCAGCCAGCGTATGCATATCGTCAATCAACAGTCGCTCGGTGTTCGCTTTTGGACTGGACCGCAGTTTGACGAAAAAGAGAAACGGGATATTCGGAATCTTTCTACAACGCCGGGCGCAAATATTTTCTTGAAGCCGGGCGTGACATTTACCGATGGGCTTCCATCGGCTCAATCCGTCAATAATATAGAACTCGAAAACCGCTCAAGCAGTGATTTCTACACGATTTCAGGCATTACTCCGGAGAGCCTGTCAGGCAGTATCGGAGCAATGAGCGGGAAGGCGATTGATTTAAGACAATCAGTTACCACGGTGCAGACGGCGGAAATATTCGATAAGGCAAAAGAAGCTGAGTTGCAGATCGTCAAACTTCTGTGGGGTGACACATACACGCCGGGACTAATCCCGCAGTTTTATAACAAAGATAAAGTTATGCGGATTCTCGGTGAAGACGGCAAGAAAGAATTTGTGCAGATACAGCCGGGGCTGGGGCAGGCAATGCAGGAACAGCAGGCGGTAGATCAGAACGGTATGCCGGTAACAGATGAAAACGGCGACCCGATAACTAAGGTACTGTATGATTTATCCGCTTTTGATTTCGACATTGTGATCACAACATCGCAGGCAAGCGCTACCGCACGGCGGGCGAATTTGTATCAGCTGCTTGAGGCGAAGAAAGCGGGTGTTGACATACCGATGGACATTATTCTTGATTTCATGGATTTCCCGGAAAAGGAAACCGTCAAGAAGCGGATGCAGCAGGCTGCCGAGCAGCCGAAAATGCCGGACTTTAAAGTCAGCGCAAGCATTGAGGATTTACCGGCGGAAGCGTTGTCTACTGCATTACAGTCTATCGGCGTGAATATTTCACCACAGCAGATTATGCAAGAAAGATTAGCACTGAAAGGGCGTGCAATCGCTTCGCCGGTGCAGCCACAAATTCCGATACTGCAGCCATAGCTATTAGGGCAGTAATGCCTTGATATATCGTCCTAAGCAACGACGTTAAAAGGCTTTTTTTCTTTCGTCCGAAAAGAGACGGTAAACTACAAACAAAATTATTCGACCGCCGACGTCGTTAAACCGGCAGAAGGAGATAATTATGGAGAATGAAGCAATGCTTAACGCAGAAGATTTAGGCTTTGACGCGGAAGATTTGAAAGAAGCAGGTCTTGATAAGCCGGAACCGGCAACTTCAGCTGGTAATGATCCAAAGAAACCGGAAGATAATTCTGCAGACGGACAGCCGAAAACTGACCCTGATTCTGAATCGGAACCTAAAACGAAAATTGAACCGGCAAAGGAACCGGAAGACAATCCGGCAGGCGGCGATTTAAAGAAAGCGTTAGCGGAAGAAAGGGCTCGCAGAAAAGCGGCCGAAGAAGCGGCTAATACTTTGCGTTCGCAGATGAGCATGTCACAGAAACCGGTATTATCTCCGGAAGATTTGAATCAAATTCGCAGTTATGCGCAGCAGGAAGCCGCACGTCGGCTCAAGATTGATGACGCGTCTGATTTGATGTTCACTGACGCCCAGAAGTATCAGGAACTTCTTCATGAACAGGCACGGATTGAATATCAGATGACACGCCAGCAGGAAGAGCGGCAGGAAACCTATCAGAAAAATGTAGCGTTTATTGGAGAGCTTAAGGCTATTCCGAATATCAGTGAATTATGGCAGAAAGGCACTGAAATGCTGGACGGCATGACGCGAAAAGACGCTGCCCCGATTGATGTGGCATTTTCACGTATTGATCAGGGGATAGGCACGGATGCAGACTTCAAAGTTATTCGCGATTTTACTGAAAAGGTAAAATCGGCGATGGCCGCACCCGCGCAGAATCCGCTCGAAACGGCTAAAACACTGCCGAAAGCAAGCGCGTTAAACGGTGGCGCTCCGACCGGCGCAAAACTGTCTGAGGAAGAAATCCTCAAGTATGTAGCAGAAGGTCGTGAAAACGAGCTTCCGGCGGAAATCAGAAAGCAAATTGAAGACCTTTGTGGTTGATTAATTTTTTTACGAAAAGGAGAATAATGTATGGCAAACGAATTTAAAATTCCTGAAAAGTTGGTCCCGAAACTTTGGACGAAAAAGGTATGGAGAGAAGGTTTAAAAGCTTCTTATTTCGACAAATTTACATCCACTTCCGGGGATAATGTAGTGCACACAAATAAGGATTTGAAACAGGCTAAAGGGGATGAAGTTTTCTTTGGTCTGGCTATGAATCTTAATGGTGCAGGCGTTTCCGGAAACAGTACTCTTAAAGGCAATGAGGATGAGCTGAAAATGTATGATTTCAGCGTGAAAACTGTACTGCAAAGAAATGCGGTAAAACGCTTTGAAGCGGATGATCAGAAATCCCCGTATGCGAACTTGCCGCTTATTAAGGGGGTGTTGGTGCAGTGGCTGTCTGACTGGAAAGATAACAAGCTGATTTCCGCACTGACTGCCAATCCGACAACCGGTGAACGTCTTATTGCGTCTACTGCAGGGACAGAAGTTTCTTTGACGGCTAATGACAAGCTGACCTGTGCGCTGATTGCAAAGGCGAAACGCAAGGCAAAAATGCATGAACCGACAGTGAAACCGCTCAAGATTGACGGACAGGAGAAATACATCATGCTTGTCGGCACATGGGCAGCGCGTGACTTGAAAGCAGATCCGGTATGGCAGGCGGCACAGCAGAACGCGGCAATCCGCGGCAGCAAAAACCCGATTTTCACCGGAGCGCTCGGCGAATATGACGGTGTCGTTCTGTATGAATATGAACGTGTCATGAATACGAAAACCGGTGCGTCTTCTGCAAACGTTGTTCATAATTTGCTTTTAGGGCAGCAGGCGGCATGCTTCGCTGTAGCCCGCGAGGCTCGCTTCATTAAAGATGAGGATGATTACGGCAATGTACAGGGGAACGGTATCGCGTTCTTCGGCGGCATTGCAAAATCCGTCTACAACAGTAAAGACTACGGCGTGATTCAAGTCATGACCGGCGGTGCTGTAGAGTAATTGCAATGGAGATAAGGTGAGGGCTGTAAAAGCCCTCTTTCCTTTTCTTAAGGAGTAACCATGATAATTAAAGACTTGATTAACCGTGCGTATATGCAGGTGGGCGATACGTCGCAGGTGAACTATACGCCGTATCAGTTTCTGGAGTTTTATAACGAAGGAAATCATATTCTGCATAAGATTGTACTGCGGTATATTCCGGATATTTTACGTGTAACGGAGACGGGAGTTCCGAACAGACCAACAATTGGGCTTTCTTCTTTCGCACTGCAGATTGTATCAGTAAAGGATATGTATGGTCATTCTGTTGATTACACGATGGAAGACCACAAAATCATTACTGCGAAAAATGCGCTGCAACGAGGATTGACCGTCGTATATATCCCGTCTGCAGATTATAAAAAGATGGATGATGAAAGTGGTTATCCAGCAGAAATAGAAAGTCTTCTTGTGAATTACATGGTAGCGCGGATCCTGAAAGCGGACTTATCGTTTGTTTCCGGATGGGAAGATACGATTTCAGAAATGGCACGTCAAATGGACGATGAAAGCGGTTTTATTGTAAGGGGGTATTGGCCGTATGACAGCAGGCGAACTGATTACGATGATTAATCTGGATACGAATGAAATATTAGATGACAGTGCAGAATATATCCCCTATATTAATGCGGCTATTGATTATTTGACGATGGCACTTATACCGATGAAAGACAGGGAAGTTGTAAAAAGTATGGACATTAACAACAATAATCCGGTACCCGGTGATTTTACAGCGTTTGTTCCGGCGACGGGTTATCCCGTGTGCATTGTGAACGGGTCTTTTCAGACGTACGGTGGAAAGACTGTCAATGATGTATTTTACGCTGTGAAAAAGCCGCATATATCGGATGAAACTGATTCGATTCCATTCAGCGAAATCTTTCATTTCGTGCTTGTGCAGCTGGTCTCATTTCTTGTCAAAAAGAAATCTTTAATGCTGGATTATGCCAATGCGGATAAAGCGTTCATTGCTGATCTGACATCAGCAATCCAAGGTGCAAGAGGGCTTTGATATGGGAGAACGTTTCTTCACCTCGACAAACGGTTTCCGATTAGGTTTGGACTGGAGCAAGCCTGCAGAAAGCATTGATATGCAGAGTTTAACGCAGGCGATTAACTGCGAATACAGCCCGACGGACGGCGCGCTTCAAACGGTTCCGGGGGTAAATGTAGTCTATACAAATACCAAGGATATAGACAGTTTGTATTATGACAATTACCGCCATCAGTATTATTTTTCTTGCGGGCGCGACCTGTACAAAACAGTCGATTTTGTAACGGTCTCAAAACTTGGGACTCTGACGGGTAACAGCATTCCGAAGTATCATGCTTTTGATCATGATATTCTGATTGCTTCCGGCGGTAAATTGCAGGCGGTTTCGGGTGCCGGCGTGCTGTCTACTGTAGACGAAAGTCCAACTTGCGAGTTTGTGAGCAGTCACAGCGGCTCTGTCATTGTGGCGTCAATCTATGGACACCGTATCACATGGTCAGCTGTCGGCGATTATAAATCATGGAAAACAAACACGAACGATCCTTCCTCGGCGCAATATGTGGAAGTCGGATATAAAGATCCCGGCTGTATTGTATCTATTGATTTCTTATCAAAAGCAATCATTGTATACAAAGAATACGGTAGAGCTTACCAGGTGGTGGGCAATCCACACGAAAAAACGCTTGCGGTGTATACTCTTTCCGAAACGGCTTTGTGCTGCGGCAGTTCAATCAGCATTGATGACCGAAGTTATTATTTAGGCGATGCGGGGCTGATGAGTTTTGTTCCGACAAATACGTATGCGAATATTCAGCCGTCTGAAATAGGTCTTAATATCAATGCACAACTGACAACGATTACATCGGAACAAGCCCGAATGTGGCATGTTCCCGAAAGAAAACAACTATGGATTAAACCGGGGAAAAATCAGGATATATTTATCTATCATTATCTGCCGCGGTATGAGGATGGCCGTGGCGTTTTCACGTCAAGGTCTTTCGTTCATGATCTGCATGATGTGATGACGGTAGGCAAGAATATTTATATTGCCTATGGTAATAAAATAGGCATTCTTGATTCAAGTGTTGATACCGATGACGGAGAGCAAATTACGACGTCAATTGTTTCAGGAAATAGACTGGCACAAAGACTGTTCTTGCTGCTGTTTTCATATAATTTTGTATCAAGCAACCGTATCGAAGGTTATGGCAGTATTACGATTAGCGATAAACGGGCAAAACCTGTTACATTCAAGGCGGCCGGTACAAAGTTATACTATGCGAATGAAAAGTTGATTAATGCAACCGGTAGGCTGAATAGCAATGAGTATACGAAAGTAAATAAGATCGGCGGCGGAGCGAACCGCCATCTGCAGATAAAAATGTTTGTTGCCAAGGGCGCTATCGCTTTGCGGCAGTTTGATTATACTTACGAGGAGGTTTAAATGCCTTATACGGAAAAATATCCTTTAAACCCGACGCCGCAGGGAGACAGCACGAAAGAAGCTGTACTAAAGAATAGGGAAGAAATCAAGACAATCGGGAATGCGCTTTCCGCACAATCAAAAGGCGGTGGGAACGGTCTTCGGCAGCGCATTTTATACGGGAACAACAGCGGCGGGAAGTATAGCTTCCTTTCCGGCGATGGATTGTCGGTCATTATTGACGGAAGTATGACACCTGTAATTTTAACGCTGGCGGACGGTTTCGACGAAAACGGCGCGAAAGATTATGTAGAAACGATTAATAAGAAGATTAATGCATGGACGTTGCCGATTAATACAACAAGCTATCTGTTTGTAGAACGGAATAAGGCGGGTGCTTTGTCTTACGGGAGCGCAACAACAAAACCAGTATTTTCTGCTTCCTTGCCATCAGGCATTGCTATAAATACTCATGTATTCAACACACTTGAGCAGAAGATGTATTACTACAATAGTACAGAATGGAAAGCAGTCGTAAGAGTTTTTGTTGCAGCGGTAACGACGAATGTAAACAGCGTGACAAAGATTGAATATATGAATAATGCGGCAGCGGTAGAAATGACGGATGCTGAAAAAGAAAAGCTGTCCGGTATTGAAGACAAAGCAGAAGTTAATCAAAACGCATTTTCTAAAGTAAAAATCGGTGACAAAGAACTTGTTGCGGCAGTGAAACAAGCTGTTTTTGAATTAATCGCCGGGGATAACATTAAAATTACTCCAGATGCAGATGGTTCGAAAATAACGATAGATATAGCAAACAAAAAAAATATATTTAATCCCGATAATTACTACACTAAGGACAAAGCAGACGAACGTTATTATCATGAAGATGTACCTTTGCCGGTAGCTTATAATAACGAAGTTAATTTTGCGGGAAATGCAGCCACAATACAGTTCGGCTTTCGTGACCACAATATTAAAACATATTGTTTTGGCAACGGCACGCAGGGCGGATTAGCCGATATCACCGCGAAAGCGCTTGATGGTAATTTGTGTTCCGGTTCTTTTAATGGTACGCAACAAATGAATGACTGGTTGCGTCAGCACTATAAAGATGATAACGTTTATGCTTGTCTTGCACACCGCGCCAATGAAATTGTAATTAACGGCAATAAGCAATGGGGAACTGTTTTAATGAGCGCTTATCCAGCACATGACGGACGAGCATTAATAACACAGCTGTTTTTTGCTAATTCTAACGGCTTGTTTTATCGCTATTTGAATACACCAGATGAGATAGATAATACAAATAATTGGTATCAAATTGTGGGCACAAACAATGAGAATAAGCTGAAGATTGGCAACAATTACATATGGTTTGCGTGAGGTTGTGTTTATGAGTGTATTTAAACATTTATATTATCAGAAAGAGAATGGAGAAACAGGACAATGTGATGTATATGATGACCAGAACGAATGTCCAGACCCGCGAACGTATGTCAACGTAGACGGAAGAGATGGCTATGTAAAACTGGGGGAGTTTAATGACCCGCAGGCAAGTCCTTTGCGGTGTTATGTAGCCAGTGCAAGACGGGAATTTGCGATTTTAAAAGTAGCAATCCCAACTGGCAGCTTTACAGTACAAAATTATAATGGTGCGTCTTATGACTGGACATGTCCTCGATTGATTACGAAAATAAAATGTACATCGGCGGGAGAATGGGATAAATATGTAAATGTCACCCCGGGAACAGTTTACACGTTTAGGTGTGTTAAAAGTTTCAAAGAACATAAATGGGTGATATACGTTGGGGGGAATGCTTTTGTTTCTTTGTTTGGAGCAAATGACCCGCTTATCGTTTGGTGGTCACAAGAGATTAATAATTCATGAACAAGATAGGGTGATGAGATGAATTGAAATTATCAAGTTTACAGGAAATGATAAAAGATTATGAACGTATCACTGGCGAATCCGTCAGTTTTGATGGGTTCTTTTTTGATGATGATCTTCATGATAAACAGGGAACGCATTTCAAGTTTTTTCCGAATGCCGGATTTCTTTTCTGGCAATTGATTAAGCATGAGAGAATCGTTTATTTCCAGATTCTTGAAACATACGGCAAGTTTCACAAAATGGTTGATTACATCAGAGAGGTGATGATGCTTAATGACGTGAAAGATATCGTGACAATGACGACACGCAATCCGAAAGGGCATATCAGGCGATGGAAAATGGTACACCATCCGGAACATGATTATGATCACGAAGGACGTCATTACTATGTGCTGACCGGCACAATTGAAAATTTACATTAGAAAGGAGATTGCATGCTATTATTTGATTTACAGCTGTTCGGGAAAAAGGGGACAAAGATAACGACAACGCCGGCGCAAGTGCCACAGATGTCCGATGAGGAAAAAGGGCTGCTTGGCGAACAGCTGAAATGGGCACAGACTACACAGCCGGTGGCACAAAACCTGCTGAATATGGCTAATCAAGCATTAAGCAGCCAGCAAGTTACGCCGAATCCCAACTGGCAGACATTGTATGACCGGGCGCAGAATCAGACGGCAGCCAATAATCAGCTGGTACAGGGACTGATTCCGCAGGTAAATGCAAATACAGACGCTAATGCAGCGGCTAACAACCGTTTCTCTGGGCTGCTGGGGAATGCTATTCAGTCTATGACACAGGGGAATAAAGAACTGGCGTCCGAATACAATACGGCCATGCAGAATAATAATACTGCTATGCAAGGATTGTTAAACGGTGTGCTGCCATCTTCTTATGCGGAGAATCGACAAAAGGCATTACAAGCTGATTTAACGAATACAGTCGGGAGTACATTGTCCGGACTGGCCAGCCGGGGAATTATCAATTCTTCACAAGCGGACAGCGCATTCAATGATATTTCCCGAAATGCATCTAATACGCTGGCTGCACAGTACGGAAATGATATGCAGACAGCCGCGGGGCTTGCCGGACAAGCTTATAACAGTCAATTGGCGGGCATTAACGGTAAGGCGGGGCTATTGGGTGATATATTCAGGAACCAGCTTTCCGGCTACGGGCAGCAGGCTGACTTGGCAAATACGAATTTCAACAACAGACAGCAAGGTATTTCAACGCTGTCACAGCTGGCGAATCAGTCGCAACAGATGACGACAGATCCGATTAAAACGGCAGCAACGGCGCAGGAAGCGTCCATTAATACGCCAATGAAATACTTGGCGATGGCGACAGGCCAGAACGCACCAACGCAAGGTTTATTATCTCAGTTATCACAACAGCGGTATTCAGTAGCTTCTCCTGCACAGACGGTTGTACGTCAAGGGAGCGGCGGATTCTTTGGAGGTCTTATGAGCGGATTAGGAAGTTATTTTGCATGCTTTACAGCAGGAACAGAAATTTCAACACCGGAAGGTGCAGTTGCCATTGAACAGATGACATTTGGTGATCAGGTTGTTTCTCTTGGCGCAGTGAATGAGGTTACAGAACTTCATGATATGGGCGAGGCGGATATTTATGAACTGCGCACGCCATCCTGCACGGTAGAAACCACACAGACGGAAGTATTCATGACGCCTGACGGAAAGAAATCTTTAACCGAACTTTCCGAAGGTGAGAGTGTCATGACAGTAAACGGATTTGAACCGATTACATCAATTGTAGAAACCGGTCGAAAAGAAAAGGTTTATGAACTGGAATTGACCGGTGACAATATGTTCTATGCAAACGGTATCTTGGCGGAAGGCTTGACAGAAGCTGACAAAGCGGGTAATGACCCGGATGGAGACATTATTCCTGCAGAAGCGGTTGACGTTGTTCCTGCAGAACAGAGAACAGAAGATTCTGCAGAAGAACTTATGCAGGAAACGTCTGCAGAAGAAACAACGGATGAAACAGAGAAAAAGCCGGCAGCTAAGAAGCCGGCAACAAGAAGAAAGACGGTTGCTAAGAAAGCGGGTAAATAATCATGAGTGTTATCTATGTACAGGATAAATCACCATGGGATCAGATTGGGAATCTGGCGGGACTGTGGGCGGCAAACCGTCTGCAGAAGATACAGGATACCCGCAATGCTAAAGATTATGCAACAAGAGTATTCGGGGGCTATCAAGAGGAACAGTCCCCGGGGCTTTTGTCTCAATTGACACAGCCGCAGACCCCGCAGATGGGCAGTGGCCTTTTTGCACAGGACGGTCTTGAAAAAGCAATGCCTCATTTCAAGATTAACACTACCGGCACACAGCCTTTGCAGTCTTCGGTTCCGGCGGAGCAGGACGCATTAGAACAGGCAGCTCCCCATTATCAGTTGAATATGCAGCAGACACAGCCGCAAACACAAACGCAGCCAAGTGCGCCTGACAGGAATCAGATCAAGCAGTCGCTTCGGAATAAAGCCGGAGCGGCGTATGTCAGCTTTATTAAAAGCGGCTACGGTCAGCAGGAAGCGGCGCGCATGGCAAAGGAAATGCTTGAAAATGACACAGCAGAAGAATATGGTAAACAGCTTAGTGCCTATCGAGATAGTGTGCTTGAGCCGGCACGGCAGGATATCTTGAATCAGCTTGTCTATACCACGGATAAAGACGGGAATGCGGCAGTCAGCGGTTATGATCCAAAGAAACTTAAGGCGATGGCGCCGCGGATTGCCGCTTATAATTACCGTGCTCAGCAGCTGGGGCTTCCACAGATTGATATGAATATGCTGAATAACATCAACGCGTTGGATAAGCCGAATATTTCTTATAAGACAATGCCAAATGGCCAGCTTGTAGGAATCAATGGCGATACAGGAGCTGTCCAGCAGATGGGGAATTATGCACCGCCGCAAGATCCGCGACGTTTTTATGTGAATACCGGCGGCGGATTATTTGATGTCAGAAGCGGGCAGGTTATTCCTGGTACGGCAAGAGAAGTGCAAGGGCCCGGAACGAGCGGGTACAATTCACAGATTATTTCACAGCTAAGTCACTTGCAGCAGATGTACGAGAAGCAACATATGTATGATGATGATTTCGATCCCGCAAAATCTCCTTATTATGCACAGCTGCAACAGGTTTTAGGCTTGCAGCAGCCCGGACAGCCGGGAGATGTAACAGGCGGGCAGAAACAGCTTGTGAATGATGAGCAAGGTCTCAGTAATAAAATCATGGAAATGCGGCAGCATATGTCCAAAGAAGAGGTACAGCAGGCATTACGAAACGAAGGACTCGGTTTCTATGCAGCATGGGTACCGTAAAGAGGTAGAATATGGGCTATTTTGATGAATTTCAGCGCGCTGGCGGTGGTACGAGCGGCGAAAGATATTTTGATGAATTCAAGAATCAGCCGCCGCAGGATTCGTCTTTGCTTGATAAGGCTAAAGGCTTTTTGAACAGCATCGATGACGCTTATGAAGAAGGGCGTGCAGCGCGCAAAGCGCAGTGGGAGAAGACGAAAGCCAATGTATGGAATACTCTTTCTGATTACGCGGCTAATGCCGGCAAAGCCATAGAAAATTATGGCAATGAAATTACGGCTGCCGGAGAGCGTGCTTTAGAAGCCTACAACAATGGAGAATCCATCAACATGGAAGACCCAACGCAAGGCTTTGAGGGCGAAAATTACAACCGGGCAAAAATGAATGTCTACAATGAACTGGTAGGCAAACCTGCTGGATACGCTGCCATCACACCAGGTATGCCCGGCATTGTCCGTATGGCAGGTGCAGCATTGGCAACCCCTACATTGCTTGATTCTACGATGCAGACTTATGATCAGAACATCGCCAATGATGACGGTACGCCTGTTATTAGCACGGCAAAAGAGGCACTTTTAGATCCTGTTATTAATCCGGTTAAAGAGGCGGTTACCAATCCGGGAGAATATGTACAGAGCCTTGTGGATAATCCGCTTGAAGCGTGGGATAAAGTATTCTTGCCGGGGGCTATTATTCACGGAGCGGCCAAAGGCATAAAAAAAGCAACGCCTAAAAGTATCAGCGAGCCTATCCGCGAACATATCACAGAACCGTTTAATGAACATGTTATTGATCCGGTAAAGAGCGGCCTTGCCAACGCGAAAGGTCGTTTTTTTGATTCTTTTAAACGTGGCGGAGAAACAGGTTTTGACGATTTAGCCCGTGATACTAAGATGGGCACGCAGTCACTTAAAGAAACAAACCTGCCGCCCGAATACGGCGAAACAGGAGATATAAAAACAGATGTTTACAACCGTCTCCGCCAGAACGGATTTACTGATTCCGAAGCGGCGGGGATTACCGGAAACATTGCGCAAGAATCCATGTTTGATACAGAAGCGCTTTCAAAAGATGGATATAATTCCCGCGGGCTGGTGCAGTGGACGGGCGATAGAAAGGCACATTTAGAGCAATTTGCCCGGGAACACGGACTGGATCCCAAAGATTGGCGTACACAGGTAGATTTTATCTCCGAAGAGATGAATACTACAGAACGGGCGGCTTTTGAAGCACTCCGCAAAAATCCGAATATCACTCCGGAAGAAGCGGCGCATATTGTCCGCGAACAGTATGAACGTCCGGATCCGGCAGTGGCCAATGACGCATACCGCCAGCAGGTGGCCAGAGAAGTCTATGATGGCCGCAGTGTCCGTCCGATGCAGCGTCCCATGCAGAACGGGCTCAATGATTTTGCGGAAGATGTGAAACAAGCCGCGTCGGAAGAAGCAAATTTAAATTTCATGAAGGATCCGGTGAAAGATATTACGCCGGAAGAATTATCCGATCATATCAAAAATGGAACTATTCCTAAGGAAGTATTCCGTACATATGACGAAACGGAATATAGCGCATTCAAAGATTTACCGGAAAAACAGAAATTTGAATATGCACGTCAGGAAACGCTTAAACTTGCTGACGGAATAGACGATCCGATGGGAGAAAAAGTAAGAGTTATTTTTGACAAAGAAAACAAAAATGCAGTAGATGACGCAGTTAAAGCTTTCACTTCCGGACATGGCGAAAATATGTCTATTTCTGACAGCCGGGCATTTGCAACTGGGTTGATAAAAGATACTGTTCAAAATCCGGATTTTATTCTTAAGCAAAAGAACGGAAGAAAACTCTATGTGAATCTATGGCGCGGAAAAGATAATTTGTTACATCAAATAGCGGTCAGCATGGATAAAACCGATAAAGGGAAAATTATCTCTTCAAGTACGGCTATGGATAAGCCCAGACATCGAAACAATGCTATTAATCAGCTTTCAAGGGATATAAAAAACGCCGACGAATTAATTTACGTCGGCGAAAATATTCGAGGTCGTCAGTCAGGGTATCCTCTGCAACCCTCCAGTGATAGGGGTTCAACGCCGGATACCCAGCTCCACCCATCTGGCAACTCTATTGTAGCAGAAGAAGTAGGAAAAGTAAAATTGCCGGGTGATGAACGATCATTTATGGCAAGACCGCTTGAGGAGGCGGCCGGTAATGACTTGACCACATGGCAGGGAGAAACGATTTCACGCAAGCAGATTCTTGATGATGTAAATAGCATTTTCGGGGCTACGATCAAGAAGGGGCGTGTCGGTAAGAAAGGCACCAACGGCTGGTATAACCCTAAAACGGATATTATACGAACAAGAACATTCGGGGATCCCCGAACTGTTATGCATGAACTTGGACACTATGTGGATGCAAGGTTTAAATTCAGCAACCGTCCTGGTTTTGATACAGAATTTTCTAATGTTATCCATAAACGTTTTGGAAATGCCTACAATAAGGGCGGTATAAAAACCATCCGAAAGGAAGGGATTGCTGAATTTTTCCATGATTACGTCACAAGCAGAAAGAAAGCAGCTGCTGAATTCCCGACGTTTTACAAAGAATTTAAGCAAATACTGGAAGGTGATAAAGACCTGCATGCTGCAGTGGATAAATTATCTTATGTCGGACATCAATGGTATGCGCAGCCCGTGTGGGAACGGATGAAAGGGTCTGTTTCTTTTGGCGGTAAAGAAAATCTGCTGCAGAAAACGATAAAATTCTTCAAGGATTCTAAGGAAGTCGCGCAGAAAGTTTATCATGAACCGTATACTACGATGGTGGATGAGCTTCATCCGTTAGAAGAACTTATCAGTGAAGTGGAAAAACGCGCAGGAAGAAAGTTAAGAGTAGAAGAAAACGCATTCAAACAGGCGTGGCTTGCGCGCGGTTGGGCAGGTAAAGCAGAAGCCCTTCTGCAGAATGGTTCGCCCAAGCATAGAATCCCCGCTTTTAAAGAGATTATCCGAAAAATCCCGGATAATCAGCTGAAAGATTTTTCTACATATCTGACCGCATTACGCGAATTGGATATGAACCACTGGAATACATTCTTACCAAGGGATGAGACACCGCTGATTACGAGATTTACAAAATCAGAATGTTTTGACGTCATCAAGCATTATGAGAAGAATCCTGTTTTCGCGAAAGCCGCTGCGGAAATCCACAGATATAATGATTTCCTGCTTGCAAATGCTGTAGATGCCGGTATGTTATCGGTAAAAGCCGCAATGGCCATGAAGAATAAATATCCTCATTATGTACCGTTCTTCCGTGAATTTTATGAAGCTGCAGAAGCACAAAGGAATGGAACAGGAAAGGGATTTGCAAATGTGGGAGCTGTCACAAAGAAAATGCGAGGCAGCACTTTGGACGTGGTAGACCCATTGGAAGGAATAATTCGGAATACTTTCTCAATAATGAGCGCCATCGAACGGAATAAAGTCGGGCAGTCTATTGTAAAACTGGCAAACGTTGATGGCATGGGAACATTGATTGAAAAAGTGTCCGGTGCGGCAAAGGTGACGGATCATAGTTTCAGTGTGTGGAGAAACGGAAAGAAAGTCGTTTATAACACGACACCGGAATTGTATCAGGCATTTAAAATGTTGAATCCGGAAGGTGCAAACATGTTTACGAAGCTTCTTTCTTATCCGGCAAAATGGCTTCGTGCCGGGGCGACGTTAGGGCCCGAATTTATCTTGCGAAATCCTGTCCGCGACATGATTTCTGCTACGATCTACTCTAAACATGGATTTATCCCCGTTGTAGATACTCTTAAAGGATTGGGGCTATATCTGCAAAAGGGCAATACGTATTGGGAATACATGCGGTCGGGTGCGGCACAGGCTAATCTTGTTTCTCTGGATAGGAATTACCTTTCCGGACAAATGAGAGGGCTCTTGCAGCGGCCAAGCGTCAAAAAGATGATTACTACCAATCCGATTGAAGTACTTCGCGGATTATCCGAAGCCACGGAAATGGCTACACGTTTGGCAGAATTTCATAATGTCCGGAAAGGGTATACAGGTATCGGAAATCGGCTGTTCAGCAGAAAGCGAAATCCGGGCAGTATTCAAGAAGCGGCGCTTGAAAGCCGTGATGTAACGTTGGATTTCTCTCGAATAGGTTCTCATACAAAATCGCTGAATAAGACGATTGCCTTTTTCAATGCGGCTATTCAGGGAACGGATAAGATGTTTCGTGAATGGAAAGCGAATCCGATGGATATGACAGTAAAAACGGCTATGTGGATTACCTTGCCGTCAGTATTGCTTTGGGAACTCAACAAAGACGATCCCCGGTATCAGGAACTGCCGCAGTGGCAGAAGGATATTTTCTGGATTATCCCCACGAAAGACACGCTGATTAAAATCCCCAAACCCTTTGAACTGGGAATTCTTTTTGGTACCGTTCCGGAACGTATGCTGCAGTGGGATTATGACAAAAAAAGAAAACAAAAGGGAGCGGGATTCAAAGGCCTTGCCGGCTCTGTACTTGATTCTATGGCTCCATCATTCCTGCCGACTGCATTAGTGCCGGCTATTGAAGCAATGACCAATCATTCCATCTTTATGGGGCGCGATATCGTACCACAAAGCCAGCAGAATACAATCCCTGAACTGCAGTATGGCCCTTACACGTCAGCGGTAGGTCGCAAAATAGGTGAAACGTTCGGCGTTTCTCCCCGCAAGATAGATAATACAATCCGCGGATATGGCGGGAGCCTTGCCGGACTGGGATTGACATTCACTGATCAGATGGTCGGACTGGATGAAACACGTCCGGCAAAACGATTTTCTGAACAGCCGGGGATTCGTGGATTTACCGCCACGCCATACGCAAGCAGTGAAAGCGTACAGGAAGTTTATGATGCCTATGACAGGCAACTGAAACTGTTCAATGCGGGGCGGGAACTGCATAGGCGGATGGACGGATTCGATCCGCGGGAATTTGAACAGATGAAGAATGCTGTGAAAGCTTTTCAGAATATTAATCAAGCAAAAAAGGCAGTCATGAAAAGTAATTTATCCAGTGAAGCTAAACGAAAGAGGCTGGATGAAATACAAATGTCACAGGTCAGAATTGCAAGAAGAGCCTTAAGAAAGGAGAGTATTAAATAATTGGAACATGAACTTTTTCATGCACTGCTTCCGATCGCAAGCAACATTGTATATGTGGCACTTTCAATGGCTGTAGGCTTTCTTTGGAATAAAGCTAAAGGCCTGCAAGAAAATAGGGAAAAGACAGAGGACGGCGTCAGAGCGCTTCTCAAGGATAGGCTTATCAGTATTCATGCCTGTGCCGTAAAGCGAAATGCCATCACATATACAGAATTGGAACGAGCGTCTACTATGTATGAGGCTTATCACGGTTTAGGCGGCAACGGTACAGGGACAGCGATTATGGAAGAACTTCGAAGGCTGCATATTCAAAAGGATGGTTAATCATGATGGATAAAATTAAAGGACTGTGGACGCGGTATGTGCCACGTATTTCAAGGCGCGCGAACACGTCTTTAAAAGTAGTATATCTTTACGGAGCTGGACTTTTGATTCTGTTTTTTATGGTCCTTTTTTCGTGGCTTCATGATTTTTACCGAACAGGAACAGCTAACACGGCACAGTTGATTACATTTTTCAAAGAGTACGCAGCTCCGGCAGTAGTCGGAGCTGTTACTTTTATATCAATTTTTTCAGTGAATAAGAATCGGAATGGTGATTCCGATGCAGCGGAGAAAGGAGCGGCAAATAATGAAGGGAATAGACGTATCTGAAAATAATGGAATGGTAGACTGGGGTGCTGTAAAAGCGGCAGGTTTTGAGTTTGCTATTATCCGCATTGGTTACGGCAAAAGGCACTTAGACAGTCAGTTTTACGACAATGTGAATGGCGCTTTAAAAGCAGGACTGAAAATCGGCATTTACCATTATTCTTATGCATTATCTGACGATGTGGCAGGTATTGAGGCGGATTTTGTTATTCAGACGCTTGAAGAGTGCGGTTTGACTACAGATAAATTACCGATGGGTGTATGGTTTGATATGGAAGATGGTGATGGTTATAAAGAACGTCATGGCATGCCGGATAATCAGGAACTGACAAACATCTGCAACGTCTTTATTAATCGCTTGTGGGATGCGGGCTATAAATATGTGGGACTGTATTCTTGTTATGATTGGCTGGTGAATATTCTGGATGTTGATCAGCTGGGCGGATGTGCAATATGGTGTGCGCAGTTTGGTTCGAAATGTGATTATCCGGGTGCCCATATCTGGCAGTATACGGAATCTGAAAACATTGAAGGAAAATTGTTTGATGCAGATGTTGTGATGGAGGTATAAAAATGAACTATCAGGAAAAAGCAAAACAGATCGTTATCGATTACTACAATGAACATGTAGAGATAACAGATAATAAAAAACTGAAAGAAAGTGAAGTTTTTATCGTATGGTTTAGTAAAACATTGCAGAACTGGAAAGCGTTGATAAGCACGACAATATCCGATGGAATGTACTACGAAGTCACATACAATGGTGACAAAAAAGAAACATATCTTGATGCATATAAAAAATGGGAAAACGTTTGTGTAAAAGATGAGGAGTGATGAAAATGAAGTATGTAAAAAAAGCAATTCCTGTAGAAGCATGCGCATTGGACGGAAACCATGATGAATGGTTAAAGGATGCAATTAAAAAACAAATTGTAAAGATGAATACAGATGGAACGGCAGAAATTGAAACATTAGAAGGCGTTCAAAAAGCAAGAAAAAACGATTTTATTATCAAAGGCGTTCGCGGAGAAATATACCCATGTAGAAGAGATATATTTGAAGAAACTTATGAAGAGCTTGTAAAGGTGTCCGAAGTAGAACAGAATGAAACGGTAAAAATGAGGGGAAGTGCGGATTACAAAGAAAGGTTTAAAGCAGAATACTACCAAACAAAAATTCGGTATGACAAATTACACCGGATGCTGATTAAATATGAAGCAGGAACGCTTGATTTTACCCCGACTTGCGATATTGAAATATTAGAAAGGCAAGCAAGGTACATGGGGAATTATCTTAAATGCTTGGAGATAAGAGCAGAAATCGAAAAAATAAAACTGGAGGTATAAATGTGGAAAATAAGAAAAGGGCTTATTTTATCGGCGGTCTTGCTATCGCTGTGGTTGTCGCCATTACTGTCTGGTTCGCATGCGCAGGCAGAAGCACAGTACACGATCTCCGAAACGGAGCTGACGCAGTTAGAACAGAACTGGACAACGCTCGAACAGCACAGCAAAGACAAGAAGATACTCTTAGACAAGCAAGCGAAGCAGCTGAACGAAGCGCAGGAGCAGTTGAAGATAGCGAACGAGCAAATCGGGAAATCTCAAGAATTGAACGAACAGATGCAGAACTCATTAGAGAAAGCAAATCAATACTTGAAAGAGTACGAGCGCGAGGCGGAACGGAAAATCAGAATTAAAACAAGGCAACGGAATATGTGGATTATTATCAGTGCGGTAGCCGTGGGAGCGGCAATCTCCCGGAGGTGATCCTATTTTTCTCTTTGGATATAGTTGTTAAAAAATAAAAGAGGTGATTGAATGAGGTGGTTTTTATATGTGCCGTTGCAATTACTCATTATGATAATTTGTTATATCACAAATCCTATTGTAGTATTGTTTGCCGACAAAAACGGGGAACTGCATGGATTTTTGCGAAAATGGCAAACATTTGATGATTCATGCGATAGCGAAGACTGCATAACAAAATATGTCCCTGGATGGATGCGGTATGATTTTTACAAATACTACCGCGCAGAGAAGCGATATGATCCGAACCATGGACGGATGATGAAAAGATCAATTAACATTGCGCCGTTACCGCTGATTGATAGATTGAAGAGATATTGTTGCCGTGTCTTTTGGTTGTCAAGAAACTGTGCATATGGTTTTGCAATTGACTGGTTCGGAGCGACAATCAATCCGGATAATGTAGTAGTCATTGATGATTATAGAGCAGGAGAATCCGAAAGAAATATATTTGTTACGCGGGATTTAAAATATTGGAAAATATATAATTCCATGCGAATACTGAACACGAATTACCGATGGAAAATATATTTAGGATGGAAAATTCATAACGTGCAAAGTATACATAGAGCAATGCTGGCATTTCGGATATGGTTCTGTAAAGCAAATTAAAAGACAGGGCGGGGAGAAATCCCTGCTCTTTTTCTTTGGGCGGCAAAAATACGGCAAAAATTTTAGCTAAAATACCGCATTTTAACGGTTATTGTTTTTATCATTATTTCTTGGCCACTCGGTAAAATCGACAAAACACAAACACAACGATTTTCAACATGTCTTAATAAAGCTTATGCTATAATCAAAAACCAGAGGGGAGTTATCCCGCTGAATAAAATCATGGGCTTGTCATAGAAATCATTTTGAAAACGTTATAGGTGCACAGGAGG